TACTTTATTCTGTAGTGTTTTTATACATTGGTAGTTATTCTTTACCAATATTTATATTAATGTGTTTTATTCAATTATGTTTCCTCACTATATTTTATCAATATTTACAATGGGTTACATTAAATGAAGATTATGTTTTGACACGTAGACAGCTAAGTCTGTTAACTGATTCTATTATATTATATCGAAACATAACTTGTTCTAATTTTGTAACTAGCACGTGTAATATATTCACAAATGTTAGTCTTCTATCATATCTCTATGTTAAAACATTTTTTGTTAAAGATGAAAGATACAATGCTGTGAAATGGAAAGTATTATCAAGTAAAATAACTTCTGCTGTACCTCCTTTATTATTAATTGTTATAATTAGTGCTGCTTCAGCAAAAATGATGCTACTTAGTTACAAGGTAGCCAAGAGTGTTTTGTCTGAAAGCATTTCTCAAAGTGGTAATTATAATGCAGAAAATATATACAGGACAGTTTGTGACAATGAAAAACAATCTTGTTGTATATTTCCTTTGCCCTCTAAGAAGAGAACTACAGATATGGATTATGATAAAGTTGAAAATATTATCCCATTTATAGTTGGAAACGAACGTAATCATAACAAAATTGAGGAATTGTACGCTACCATAGAATCTAATGTCCGTTATGCTAAAATCCGATTCACTAATGACAGTAGTACTACAACTAAAATACTCGGTGTATGTAATGATTATGCGTTAGTTAATATTCACTGTATTAAGAGTGAAATATATAGTGTTCATTTATCCACTTCAAAAGACACTGCTTCAGGTATTGTTAAAGCTAATTTAAAACAACAAGACTTTAAAAAAGTTGGCGAAGATATATTCTTAGTTAGAATCATTGGAACCTTTTTCAAAGATATTACTTTTGCAATAGCTGACATTCCAGATACTTTTGTTGGTCTAAATGGAATGTTTATGAATAATAAAATTCCAGTTAGACAAGTACGAGAAGAAATTGTTCCAGTAAATGCAGAAAATATGGTTGTTTTATATCCATATAAATACGTGTTTCCCGAACATGCTGCAGGTGACTGCGGTAGTCCATTACTCGCAACATACGGATATAAAACTTTCTTAGTTGGCGTGCATTGTGCGGGTACTAATGAGTATGGTTATGCATGTAAAATTAACAAAAAAACAATTCGATGCTGCTCTTAAAGATTATCAATCAACTAATATCTTGATTGATATAACTTCAGAAGGTAGTTTTAGGTTGAAAGATGAGGGTACTATTGTTAGTGTTTCTCCGAGAAGTCCCCTAGTTTATGAGGATATACCATCTTTATTGGTTTATGGCAATATTAGCAATTGTAGTCCCATTTCACCTAAAAGTACTCTAACTAAAAGTATTTTATTTAATCACGTAGAAGAACTTATTGATATATCTCCATCAATAGATGGTCATCCTAAGTATCTAGCTCCCAAGATGAGATCCTTCAGAAGAGATGGTACATTCTATTCTCCAGAAAATAATTTTGTTAAAAAAGTAGGAGTCATTACTTCAGCTTTAGATAATTCTATTATGGAAAATGTAATTATAAGTACTACTTGTAATTTATTATATAAATTAAAGAAAGAAGGCGTTACTTCTCTTAACCCCGTACCATTAGATGTTGCACAGAACGGATTCCCAGAGAATTTTTATTATAGATCTATGAAAAATAGTACTTCTGGTGGATTTATGTTTACTGGTAAGAAAAGTAAATATATAGACTTTACTCCTAAAGATTTTAAACAAGATGCTGTTACCCCTAAACCTGAAGTTTTAATTCAGGTTCAGGAAATAATAGATTCTTATTTACAAGATAAAACTTCTCATTCTATAGTTGGAGCTCAATTAAAAGATGAACCTAGAAGTTGGGATAAAGTTATCAAAGGAAATACGCGTATGTTCGCCATGTCATCATATGATATGACATTGGTGAATAGAATGTATTTATTACCATTTTATAGTATGATGTGCGAACACAGAGACATATTTAATACTAAAATTGGAATAAATATGCATTCTGACGAGGTTGATAAAATGTATAATACTTTAAAAAATTTTTCTTCTAATATTATGGAGGGTGATTATGGTGGATATGATACTAGTATGCCAATAGGAATAGGATTTATGTCTAATTCCATTGTTTATACTATACTTAAAAAATTAGGTTATAATGCCCATGCTTTGCAAATCGTTAAAGGCATTCTAACTGAGAACCTATTCCCAACTGTTGTATTAAACGGAACTATTTTTACGCCTCCTGGTTTTCAACCATCAGGCAAATATGCTACCGCTGAGGATAATTCACTTCGAGGAGTTATTCTATTACGATATGCTTTTACAGTAATGTGTACACCTCTTGGTTATGATAATGCTTTAAATTTAACTACTAAATTTAATGTTCGTGATTTTGATGATCTCTTATTGCCAATAACATACGGCGATGATATGTTATGTGGTGTAAAAGATGAATTAGCACCTTATTTTAATAATATCACATATGAAAAATTTGTTCGAGAAGTTTACTACATGACTTTCACGACTTCAGATAAAAAAGAACAAACTGAAAAATTTGTCTGCATTGAAGATATTTCTTTTCTTAAAAGAACATTTAGATATCATTCTCTCATGAAACGAATCATTGCACCATTGGATAAAGATTCTATCATGAAAAGTTTGTGTTATTATTTACCTTCGAAAGAAATTACTCCTGAAGAACAGATCGTTTAAACGTGTATCAGTGCGCTTACTGAACTTTTCTTCCATTGTGATGAACAAAGTACCTATGATACTTACAGGCGTAAAATCATAGATAAATTAGCTGACTTGACTAGGTTCAGCATATCTGATTTAGAGCCCTTGTTTAAAACTTGGGATTCTTTGTTGGATAAATATAGTCCACAATAGTTTTATTATTTTTTACTAATAAAAGATAGAACTCAGTGC